ACGAGAACGTTCATCAGGGTAGAAGTTCAGAGTCCAGTTGTTATACTTTTCATCCGGCTTACGGGTCTTTACCCACTTTACAGTGCCGGTCAAATCAATAAACTTGGTAGCCATAAAATTTACCTTTTAAACTTGGTGTTACTTTGATGGGCCTTACGGCCATAATAAAAGTTGTACCTTTAAAAGTTGTTAGTTAAGAACTTTAGAGACAGCTTCTTCTGTCTCAGCAGGGGTAATCGTAGGAAATTCTACTTCTTCGACAGCTTCGATCGCCAGTCGTTCGACCTGGCCCTCAAGTTGGGCCTTTAGATTGTTGATAGCGTCCTCTTCCGATTCAGCAGCGAACGTTCCCACAGCCTTGGTCGGGTCCAGGAACGAAAAGGTAATTTCAAAAAGCTTCATTAGTGGGTAATACTCCAGTTGGCACCAATGGCCAGTTGTTTGTGTTGGTTGAGGAAAGATCCTGCCATAGGACAGTTGAGTTTCAGGTCTTCACCGACTTGTCTAATTGAATCGGCCAGTATGTTAGCTGTATAAAGTGCTAGTTCTTGATCATTAGGAACTTCAAGTTGCCATTCATCGTGTACAAAGTTGACTTGTTTAAATGGTATTTTTTCTTTTAGTAGTCGGTTCCTCCACAAGACATTGGCTCGTTTCATGATGACTGATTCTCCATTCTGAAGGTAGCCAGCTAACATGAGGTGTTCTGAGTCACACAGGACTGCTCGACCATCGAGGCCAATGAAGTACCCCTTTCGGGCATCTTTGGGGATAACATCCTCCTTAAGATACTTTAGCCCGGTAATGCGGTTTAGGAAAGAGGTTACAGCCTCTTTTGCTTCGCTTACGGAACACCCGAGGATCTGAGCCACCTTGAGCAAACCAGCACCCAAAAGAAACGCATAGATAAATGTCTTGGCGTCATCCCTAGATTTGCAGACAGACCCAAGAGCCTCTTTGTTAAGGGTATGGGCGTCTGTTCCGTCTTCTTTCCGTCCCTCCACTAGGGCTTTGGTGAACACAGGATCGTTCATGTAGTGAGCTAGAATGCGTAACTGGATGCCGTCAGCGTCCACACCTACCAGGAGTTTGTCCTTTGGTACGTCCCACAAAGCTCGCATCTCATGGGCGTACAGATTGTCTCCTGCCGGGATGTTAGCCATGTTGGGATCGCTATGGGCCATCCGGTGGGTCCAGGCCCCTATGTGGCGGAAGGTACCGTGGATCCTCTGGGAAGCCTCCTGGTACGCCTTGAACCAACTCTCCAGTACTACCCTACGGTTATTGAGGGTAAGCCACTCCACGAGCTTCCTAGCCGCTTCTGGAGCCTCTTTAGGAAGTGTCTTAAGATTTTCCTCTGAGACTTTCCAGCCATAGGTCAGGTAATGCTTAAGTTTTTCCCAGTCCCCTTCCCTCTCAGCTTGGATATGGCCTTTGGTTTTTTCGTAGGGTTGCCAACCTGATTCATTGAGACGCTCCACTACTTGCTTTGGAGACCCAGGGTTAAAGGGTATCCATTCGATGAGAGAAAAGGGAGCGCCTACGGAATAAGGGGTCAGGTCATTAGTCCACCTAAAGTCTACCTTTGAGATAGTGCCGTGTTTGGTGGCTTTAGGATTGATCTCTCGAATGAGGGCAGTCTTGGGTTGGAAAGACAGACTCAGGCTATTGGAAAGTTCGTCTACCTTAAGAGATATCTCTTGGTGTAACTTTTGAGCTTCCTTAAAGTTAAAGTGAAAACCATTAGTTTTCATCTCTTCACAAATAAAAGCTATGTCATGTTCTAACCTAAGGCTATCTTTCCATTGCTTAGAGAAGATATAAGCCTCTACAGACCTAAAGAACTTAAGAGTAACTAGGGTATCTCTTATGCAGTACTCTTCCATTTCAAGAGAGTACTTAGAGAAATCACTAAAGGATATCTTAGGATACCCTAATCGTTCACCAATGGCTTCTAGGCTATGGCCACCTTGTACACCAGCATTAAGCAAACGACTAATAACAAGGGTATCCATAATTGTTTCAGGAGTAATAGACACCCCAGCAAGACGTTCAAGGACAGCCCGATCAAAGCCAATGATGTTGTGGCCAATCCACCCAGATACTTTTTTAGCGAAGGACCGAAATTGTTCCCGATCCACACTACTAGCCGGATCATGGAGGTTCCGAAAGACATGAACTCTCTCTGTCTCTACCTCAGTACAGACAACTAGCCACAGTTTTTCGGGATTGACAAGGCGTTCGGTTTCAGTGTCTACGACAACAAACATGGTTTTGAGTTAATGCTTTGGAATGTCTGAGATAACGAGAAACACAAATTGATGGCGCAAGGTGTCCAATTCGTACCTTAGTGCATCAAGTAGGCTGTCTCGTTCAGGAGATTGAGGCTCGCTCTCAAGCTCTTTAATAAGAGCCCTAAGGTGGCGCATTCGGTAGGTTATATTAGCACGCTCCAGTATGGGAGCCAAGGGTTTAGCCATTTGGTTTTCTTTGGTTTAAAAGGAGGAGTGTTCCTTTGTTCACTTGAATAAAACAAAGGGCAAAGTGGGGAAATTAAACCAAAGATTTCAGAAGTTGAAATAACATAAGTGAATCAAAAATAATAAGTTAAGTGAAAGGTGGTCCCTTCACCCGACCGGATCGCATATCGGGCTAATTCTAACATTCGGATTCTTCTCGACAAACGCCCGAACGATACCAGCGCGTTGGTCGCCCTTGGCGTCGAGTGAGGCGACCCACTCAGTGATCGTTTTGTTAGCCTTGTCGCGATTGCATGTGTTGCAGACGACCACAGTCCCTTGTCCGGGCATCACCGAGCGCGGGATGACATGATCGCGTGTTGGAAATCGCGGGTGCCGCGTCCGCTTTTTTCTCCCGCGCGGCGGGACGTGCATGATGCACTCGCAGTACGGGCAGGGGCGACCATGCGCGGCCAAAAGTAAAGTTGAGAAGCCCATGGCTAACACCCCTTCTTGGCGATGAGAATGGCGAGAAGTGGGCGTCGTTGTAGGCGTTTGCAGATGCGATAAAGCTCGCGCTCAATATCCAGATACTTCCCCTCACCCATCGTCGCGGCCCTCCAAGGCGGTGCGGGCGCGGCGTAGGACCCCGATCTTCTTCGCGTCAATGTTAGGCATCAACGTCTCCTTCCAAACTGAAACCCGTGGCTGTAGAAGTCTGTCCAGAACGGCGTCGCGACCCACATCGGCGGAAGCATAGCCCAGAACATCGCCACGCTGATGTCATGGCGGTAGTTGCGATCCGCAGACTCCTTGTCGCGCCGGTCGGCTTGTAGATCGGCCAACAACGCAGGCCATGTGACCAACCATAGGCATAGGTAGATCGCGGCGAATTTCGTGAAGAAGTTATTCATCATCGTCTCCTGTGTGAATGGCGGCGGGAGGGACGGGAAGCGGACGCCAGTGGGTGGGATCACATAGATCAAAATCCTCCGCACCCTGATCAGCCAAACAAAAACCGATTATAGGAATGTGTGATGTCTTTCCCCAAGCTATGCGACGCACGTCTCCATCAACAATCGCGAGCAAATGCGTCCCATCCTTCGGCGCGCTCTCGATAGGCAACCACTCGTTGTCATTCTCCCTTCGCGCCTCTGCTAGCTGCGCGGATAGGGAGAGGATACGGGTGGCGGCGGTTTCAAGATCGCGGCGTTCGGACGACATAATGTCCTCCGCAAGCGCATAGACTCTGAGACGACCGCAAAGATCATCTTCCACCGCGCTCGCCCCGGTTGTTACGCCGGGGCTGGTAGCATGTCGTGCGTTATTGGACGGGCGCTCATCGGCATCACCTCCTTTCGGTTTGAGTCGTGCGGCGGCTGCGGCAACATCACGCGCAAGCCAGCCGGAGGGTAGTTTGACTTCATGTGGCCCATCCTCCACGTTCGCTGATGTAGTTGATTTATCCAACACGAATAACCTCACTACGAAGACAATAAAATGGATAATCACGACCAGGAATACGGAGTTGTAGAGTTCTGGGATGGACACTGATGAGAGTGCCTTTAAAGGTATTTCCAGCCCAGTCTCTTGTTATAATCTGAGTGCCAAGAGGAACGTTGGCCCAATCTATTTTTCCATTCTTGTGCTTTGGAGGAATATATCTGATTGGGGTGGGGTGTTTAATTGGATAGGTTTTCTTAATAAACTCTCTATAATTCATTAGATTAACTCCATTGCTTATTGGATGCCACCTTATGGCCTTCTAAAGCCTTCCTACGGGCATTCCAGAGATCGGCTACCGTTCACCTGTTACTGGAGGTACGAAGAAGCTGGAGGTTCTGAAAGTCTGCTGTCCTTCGTTCAGCCTTTGCTCGATCAGACGTCCCGAGGGACCGGCGAATGGGAGTGCCTGAGTCTGTACGGCTATAAAAGCACCATTTACCTCGGTAGAGGACGAGTTTTGACATTCGTACTTTTCAATCTCTTCAGTTTGGAAACGAATGATTCGGGTGCCAAGCCTGAAGTGAGGGATTAGGTTTTCGCGACATAGTTTGTAGATATGAAATACAGAGCAGTTCCATCTATGCGCGAGTTGTTTAGGAGTAATAATACTCATTCTGTTTCTACCTCTTCTTCAGAAACTTCTTTGGACGATTGTTCGCATTCGTTACAGAAACAATCATCGAATGTATTTTCGAGCTCCATTACTTGTTTTTCCTCATTCCAAGACGCCCAGGCATCCCAAACAATGTCGGTGGAACTACAATTAGAGCAAAAGTATCGGATTTTCTTCATGGATTTACCGGTGGGAGAGACATTTTCTGAGGATCAGCTTCCTCAATCATGAAGGTTGAGATATCAAAAAGTAATTTACCTCCTGGACCTGTGCGCGCTCCGAATCTGTTTTTTCTAAATGTAAGATAAGTAGTGTTCCGCTGCTCTTCTGTTGAAGCTTGCTGGTCTCGGTCCAGATGAATCCAGCAATCCGCGATCTTAGAGATATTTCTTGAACCGCGAGTCTTACCTTCATCATTGACATGACTGACAAGAATGAGTGCGAAATCTAGTTCCTTTACCATCATGGCTAGACGGGTAGAAATATAGTCTAAGGCTTTTCTTTCGTCTTCATCGCCGAGACCAGACACTGCCATAGTGATGTGGTCGAAAAATACATATCGACAATTACAACTGGCAACAAGAAAACGAATGATATCAAGAATAACATCAGGATCATCAGAGCCAAAATGATTATAGATGTGTAGTCGATTATCAATTCTAATAGTTTTATGAAGTGCTTCTTTGATTTCTTCACGAGAGACAGGAACATCTGGGAGATGGGCGGGCTGCTTAAGCTCGTATCCTGCCAGCCCTTTAAGTAGTCTCTCTTTGTCTTCTTCAAGGTGGATAACTCCAATATTATCTTCTGTGATTTTGAGGAGGTGGTACTCGATAGCTCGAATGATTTCGGTTTTTCCGATACCCTCCATAGCTGTTATAAGCACCACCTCCCCAGTGCGGATGCCGTAGGTCATCTCCTGAACAGTCGGAAAAGGGTAAGCGACTGCATCTTTCTTCTTTTCCGTATCAATAATACTATTGAATTCAGAGAAAGAAGACAGGATACCTTCTGGAAGGAAACGTTTGGCGTTCCACCAGATGCGACGGAAGACATCCGTTTCACCTGCCTCAAGATAAGCGTTGGCGTCTTTGTATTGGCTTAGGTCTACATCATAGATTTTATTGAAATCAAAGAGACGAGCTACACTAGCTTTTGCCTTTTTACCTGGTTCGTCATTGTCAAAACAGAGGTAGATTTTTTCAAAGGAGTTTAGGTATTCCCACTCGTGTTTGCAATCTGCTGTTGCAGAAGACGCAGAGCGGACTGAGACAGCTGGGTATGCGCTCCCAAGCATTTGATATACGGAAAGCGCGTCGAACTCACCTTCTGTGATTGTGATACTTCTGGCTGAGCCTTTGGAGAATTTGTCTTTACCAAAGAGGGTTGCACTTTTCATATCTCCTTTCGAGTAGAAGATTTTTTCGTCAATCTTTCGAATTTTGAGAGCATCTGAGCTATATGGGAATGCAATTTCTAGAGGTTTGCCTTCGTTGTCCACTTTAGTTTGGACATTGTAGGCGACCATAGTTTCTTTTGTGATTGCTCTGAGAGGGATGTATTGGTAGGAGTAGGAAGTTGGGTCTATGGTTGTCATTTCATTTATGATAGGAAGTGTCCTAACCTCAGGTAAATTCTCGAAATATTCTAATGGCGCTTGTTTGTCAGTAACAGTACAACTAAAACAATGACCATGACCATCAGCATAAACATGGTAGGCGTCACTCGATTGGCAGTGGGGACAAGGTTGGCGGTAGAGAATGATCTTCTTGTTTAGGATTGATTGTTTCGTTGAACTCTCGTTCTTCCCATTCCAGTCCTTTGATCTCATTGTAACAATCATCACATTGGTATTCGTTAAACTTCAATCTCCATTTGACACGTTTGTTCCATCGGTTTGGAATGTCGTGTAGTTCAGAACCATAACCTTGGAGGTAATCACAAATTGTACATCTAGACATAATAACTTCTTTATTTAAGCTGTGACCTTGGCAATATCAGAATGACGAAACATGTAGTAACGACGGTCCTTTTCACTGTTCTTTGTAGTACAAGGCTCAACCTGGGCAAGCATGGACTGACGAGAGCCCCAGAAGGACCTCATACCTTTGTACATCCAAGCGTAGAGAGTCTTTACTGAACCGTCTTTGTTGCCGATGTGGATGGCCGTGAGGTGCCTTTTGTAGATCGACCCATTGCTTTCAAGGTAGTCGAGCGCCTGCAAACAACTCGGAACTACTGAGTAGACTTCACCGAAGATTGAACCCACCTTGTCTGCTCGGCCTTCAAGCATAACCACAGGGTACGGGGCCTTGTGGTTTTTAGTAATGAACATGTTGTAACGATTATCTGTAGAACCATATCCGATGAATTTCTGGTGCTTCAAAGTTTGATGACGAAGAAAGCCCTCTCGAAGAGTGCCATAGGCAAAGATGAGTTGGCGTTCCTGCTTCATAAGGTCTGGAAGATCCTGGGTGTATGCCCCTTGTTCAGTTGCGTAGGCCATGAATTTGGTCAGGTCTTCACAATCGGCATAGTCGCTTTCTCCCCTCCAGCAGAAGTCAGTAACAGGATTAGGAGAGGCAGGGGTATGTCGGAATAAGTCTCTAATAGTCACTGATTGATAACCTTTTTTTGTTCATCTTGCTGCTGTTCACCGGCAGCTCGAATGTTGTCATGAATCTTCTTGGTGTAAAGAGCATGGATCAAATCCATGAGGAGCATTGTAGTGGCGAGAGGCCATCGTTCAGCAAGTTCATACAACTGTTCTTCATCAAGAACGTTGACATCTTCAAGACTGTTGAGCTCTGCAAATTCAGCAAATGTCATTCGCTTTTCAGGAGGGGTGAGTTCAGCAGGATCGAGGTTAGACTTCTTAGCGTGGTGGATAGCTTGACCAATAGCGGCACAGTCTTCTTTTAGTTGAGCCATTATATTCTTTGAGTTAGCGTTTGCGATGGTTGCGTTTGTAGAAGACGTCTTTGCGTCGGTATTTTGGACGATGGTGAGGTGCTTTCCCGTTTCCTTCGTCTTCACCTCCGTCTTCACCCAATGCGTAGTACGTTTGTCTAGCTTAGAAAGAGGAATGTTGGGGCTCCAATGAGAAGCATTCCAACGGCCCCATTCACCTTTGAAACTATTGTAATAGTCACCTAGACGCCATTGTGGGGTTTTTTCAAAATGTTTGTTGAGTGTTTTATCGTGGGATGAGCCCCACGGATTGGTATCGTTGGTTTCAGAAGAGGTGTAGTAGTAAGTTGAATTGTTATTGTTGGAAGTTCGATGAGTTCGGTTGAACGAATAGGTGTTAGACGCCCACCAACCGTCATACTGAACACCAGAACCCAAGTTCAGGTATTTGCCTTGGGAATCGTAGAGTGTAAAGACTGAACCGCCTGGACGGTACTTTTCGACGATAGCTTGGTATGTCTTGTTGTCGAAAACGTTTAAATCATCAATTTCAAAGAAAGCTTCTGTCAAAGGTGCGAGAATTTCTTCTGCAAATTCACGGCTATCGGAGATTGTATCGTTGCCGAAGCTTGAGATAGTTCCGTTGTGCATGAGGTAAGCCTCATGATACCATCTTGGAAGATGCGAAATGGATGACAATTGTCTTGGTTCTTGGCACCTTTGGTAGAGAAGCGAAGATGGGCAAAGACAAGATTATCTTTTTCCTGGTCCAAAATTGTCAATAGTTCTTTGGCGTCATTTCCCTTTTCGTTGAAATACTTGATTGTCTCAAGCTTTCCTCGGTCTACGATGGAGACGCCAAAGCCATGTGGGTTGACTTCACAAGCTGAGCTGATCTTTTCAGGATCGATCTCGATGCCTGGATTACGGACGATGATAACACACATGAAGGTAGATTTCCTTTTTAATCTAGGATAAAGTGGTGGTTAAGCGGCTCGTGTTACGTTGCCGCTGATGCGTTTGGCCAAGTCAATGTCAAGGTCAGCGAGTTTAAAGATATTAGTCTTGATTACATTGATCTGGCCTGTGTCCTTATTCAGGGTGAAGGTACGTTTACGACCACGGTTTAGATAGGTGATATGGTCGTTAGTGATATGAAGCTTACTCCCCATCAAAATCTTTGCGATTTTTTCAGGGTCGGTTTCGTTAAAGATGAGATCCTTGATGTCTGCAACAAGCAGGAATCGATCAAGGTCATGACTCTGGATGAACTTCTTCAGAATTGAGTACTTGTTGGGAGGAGTGTTGAACAGCCATTTGATGTAGTAACCAAGAGACAGTTCACGGTAGCTGCGCAAGCTCTGAGTGAAGTGAAACAAAGACTCGACGAATTCCAGATTTTTGACAATGGCAGCGTAGCTGACGATGCCTCGGAAGATACGAACCTCTACCGTCTTGGCGTTTGCCCATCCGTTTTTGAGATTGGTAGCTCCACGATGCCCATCTAGTAGCCTGTGGCAGCTTTTGAAAGCTGTAGTTCTGGAGCTGTTATTGGGAAACTGAAGGAAGGGTGTGTAGTTCCTCATAGCCTCCAGAGAACCACGGTCAGACATGGCTACAATGAATGGAGTATTCGCAGGATTATTGATGAACCAGCAGAAGTTACGGATATGGTAGTCGTCATCAAATGCGAGCCTATCGATGTGGACGTGCATTCCATTATTGGTTTCAGTAGTACAGTCGAAATTACGATAATCAAGATTGTTAAACCAGTGAGCGTATTGTTTCTTTAGGTATTTAAACGATGCTGGAACTGTAACCAGTTCCATACGGTTTAGTTTCTTGCCAGTGATAGACGAGTCCTGTTTAGCAATGAAGAAGAGTTCTGCGGAAGCATCAATCAAGTGAGCTACATCGTAATCGGTAGATACTTCCAGTTCTACACCTACATGAATCGGGGTGCCTTCGGTTGGCAACTTCTTCTTGCCGGGAATCATGGTAGTGATGTCGGTAGAGTACGGAAAAATACTGTAAAGTTGGTTACGATTTGCGTAGGTGATTGGAATTGTAACAGTTAGTGAGCTTAAATTACGATTGAAAGAAAGTGTTGCTTCAGTATTAACTAGCAATTCTCTACGCAGATTCTCTGCGTTATATCTTTCTCGATTGCTGTTGGCGTATTCGCCACCAGTACACATTGTAAAAAAGAGGTTTGCACAGTTGAACACGCTCCTGAGCCAGTCGTAACACCGTTTATCTTGGTTTTGGTTAACAAAGGTATTAAAGTGGTTTGCGGTTTCCAAAATTTTGGCCGCGAGGTCTGTAGCGTTTGAGTGGTTTGAAGTAACTATGTCCCAACCAAATGAGAATTGGTTGTCATGGCTAAAGTTAGACCAATTAATCGTCTCCAGTCGGCAATTTCCACCACGTCGAGTGACTTTACAGAAGTTAAAGAACCACAGGGCATCGTCAGGTAGAAGCCGAACTGTTTCAGAAATAATCGTGACAAGTTCAGTGCTAGGAGTTATTAGCAATGAATCAAAAACTACTGGACGATAAAACTCGTCCATATTGTTGATGTTTTCTCTGGTCCAAAAACACTGCATGATGGACCGCCACTGTCCAGCGGTGACACGATTAACAGTAAACCCATTGTTCCAGCAACGATGCTTGGTTGGATTGAATACATCAATAAGATTAGGAAGAGAAACGTATTCGGAGCTATCGAGAGACGAACGAATCAGAATCGACATGAGCTTTGATCCTTTGGAGATTGTGTTCTAGTGTCACTGCAGGGCACAAGTTGACTTCGGTAACTACGTATTGACCACGACTTGCAATCATTATGTCGAGACCGATAAGATCTAGACTCTTGAAGAGATCAGTGGATTTTATTTTCTCGTATACGTCAGTGTATCGTAGACGATCATTATCGGGATTAGAAACAGTAACAAACGAAGATCCATTGGTGTGGTTCCAAGGTTGATCGTGAGGGGTTCCTTCAGGTCGTCGCTTGTAGAGTGTGACTAAGGGCATACCACGAACAGCGATTACCCGGTATTCATGGTTTTTTGGATAAATTTCTTGAATGTATTCCCGTCCCTCTTCAAAGTCTGTCGGAGAGCTGGTGAGACGCCAGCCCTGACCTCTTGTGTGCCTGAGGGGCCTGACGATGTAGGAGCCGACATCATTTGGTTCCACCGATTGTTGTGGCTGTTCCATGCCCAGTATAAACCCTGGGGTAGAGGGATATCGGGGATTACCAAAGGATTGAGAAGTCTGCTGTCCGTCCATTGAGGTGATGTTGCGGCGGACTGTTGAGGTCCAGGGTATTGGGTACCCTGAGTCTGCGAGTATACGTCTCTGTAGGGGTTTGGTGGAGCTGGCGAAGGTTCGGGCAGAGGCGTAACTATCCAATGAGCATTGAGGAAGGTTTGAATGTCCCTCTCGGAGTACACTCCGCGTATTACTTCCATTCCATCGGGCATTTGAACCAAAACTCTGGGCATATTCTTCTAGCTCTTCGATTGGTGGATAAGTAAGGAAGAAATCTTTTTGGTAACTGGGTTTTACTCTAGACGGGCCAGGCCAACGAAGAGTTCGTTCAGCTCCCAGGGCTTCTTTGAGCAGACGGGGAGTGGTACGAATCGATGCTGGCCTGATGATGAATCGAAAGGTCATTTGGTATCGGCCAACTTCTGATGGATATAGGCTGAAAGGATTTGGTACTTTTTGTGTTGATCTACCCAGGTGAAGAAGCCGTCTGGGGTGATTATTTTGACAGTGGCTGCAAATCGGAAGAGAGCATCAGCAAATTCAAGTGCTGGAAGGAAGGTATTTGAGTGAGCCCCGAACATACGGAGTTCGTAGGCGTAGGTCTTAGTAGCTGTAATAATTCCGTATTTGCTAAATTCACAGGTAATCAAATTTTGAGGGGCGTTGAGGTTGAATTTTTGTTGCTGGCGATCAGAGAGTTGAAAGAGAAGGTGGTAGTTCTTTGTGTTGTGAAGAAACTCTTTTACTTTTGGCCATTGTTTGGCTGTGAAGGCTGTTTTAGAGATATTGATGTGGATGCCACCGTTGTTGTGGTTGCCATTGTGATGTTTGGCTTTATCAGTAAATGGTTTGAGTTGTGTAGCCCAATGTTTCAATAGGAAGAGTGGTGCTACTGGAGAGCAGACTTCGATACCGTGAGTCATTATTCTTGTTTTTTCATTGTAATGTCCACCATCACAACGAAATTGGAGCTCGTGTCCTATAGGACCAAAGGCAGTTTTGATTCTATTTATTTGACGATTCCATGTATCGGTAGTGCGTATTTTTGGATCGTCGATTTCATATTCCCATCCCATGAGGATGTTGCAAGGAATTTGTGTATCGTAAATTGGAAAGGAGGTTTTAGAGACGAGTTTCTTCACGATGTGAGATCCGTTTATGCTACTTATGATGAATTAGGTGAGCAGTTTTTTCTGCAACTCAGCGTCAATGGTCGCTCTTACCCGTACTATAGGTGTTTCTCACCCGAGGGTGGTACTTTGCCGCAAACGGGAGTTAGGCTTAGTTTATAGCTTAAGTTGTTTGCACTTGCTCAGGTGCGCAGGGGAATTAGACGGTTACGGGGAGTTTGTAATGGACGGCTTTCGTTAGCATTGGTCCAATAAGCCCAAACTGTTTCATCGCCGTAGTTATTTACTATACTTTGTCCCCATTTTGTTTTAGCATCTTCAAAAGTTGTTATTGTTCCAATTCCTAAATCGGCAATTTTGTATTTTATTTTTTTACCTGGTGCCCAAGGGTCGATTGGAGTATTTGTGGTTGTGATTCTGGGGTTTTGTGTTGAGATCCATGATTTGAATGGCATAGGAAGGTCTCATGTGGTGTTTATGATAGGAAGGGTGTTTGCCCTAGTCTTCCCTGGTCAAAAACGATGGAAGTGGTTTGGACTCCTTATGAGAGCGCCAGGACGCTTCCGGTATCCTGGTCTTTTACTACCTGACGGGTAGCTAGCCTAAGCCGTCAAGCGGTATTATCTAATTTGGTGGGAGCGGTTGGATTTGATACCAACACATTGCGTCTCTTGTCGAGCCGTCTCTACTTGGACTACGCTCCCAAAAGGGTGAGCAGTTTATTGATAATCATGACTTGCTCAGGTCATAATTGAATTAGGTGAGCAGTTTTTGTGTCGTGACTTGCTCAGGTCACTAGTCACCTCTCGTAGGAGGGATTAGGCAGCAGCGACTTCCTTCTCGCTCTTGATGCGAGCCAGAAGTGCCTTACGCTTGTCGTCGAGCTTGGACTCGGTCGCCTTGCGTTCGTAGGGCTTCCAGGTTTCGCCGGTTGCCTGCTGGTAGAGTTCCTTGTAGACGTTGTCCATTTCGGAGAGCCAGTTGAAGCGAGCTTCGTTCTTGGCGTACCAGTCGAGCGCCTTCATGTCGGCGTTGGAGAGTACACCATTTTCGGCTCGTTCCTGGAATTCCTTGGAGCCGACTTGTTCTTCCGAATCCATGAAGCGACGGTAGACATTCGGAACCTTGGAACCAGTGCTTGTGGTGTAGTCACCATAAAGTTGGTTGTGGATCACCTGACAGATACCACCGAGGATAATCCGGATGCCGATGTCCTTCTGGCTTGGGCGTTCGTGACCCGTATCCTGATCGCCTTCTCCAACGTCCATGTTCAGGGCGTTGATGAGAGGCTCGATGGAAGTAAGAGCAGAGGCGAAGTAGGCCGAGTTGGCGAGAACGTTCTTGGTAGACATGTTCGTATTTCCTTTTATGTTCAGTTGATGTTGCTGTTGTATCGAGATATTCTTCTCTCTTTACCCAAACCCAGGCTCACAACCGGGCGGGAGAAGCAAGGACCGAAGGCCGCCGGAGGCGGGCAGCGAAGCGAGCAGCCGTAGGCGCGCAGCTGGCAGCGATCCTTGCTTTCTCACGAGCGCGTTGTGAGACGGGAGATTTCTGATTTGATTGATGTGATGGCATTCTCCAAAGCTAGTTGCTCTTCAGGGCGTTCTGAGTGATCGTAGAGGTTGGAAAGAGTCATAAGTGATTTTTGAAGCACGATAATGCGTTCGTTGAGTTTGTAAAGGGGGGATTGGTTGATGCGCTTAAAGCCTTGTGATTGAGTGTGCATTAGTTGTCTCCTGTTAGTTATATTAAGTTTTATGGGTTAGATGTTGATATGCGGTGTTTTCCGGCGAGTGGTGATAGGAAGCCGATGTGACTTCCCGTGGAGGTAACAAGCTACGCTGTAGCCTATTACCAAGACAGCGATGAGCATTCCCATGAGGAACTCGCTGTCCATGTATTGGATGAGTGTGTTCATTGGCTGATTCCCCAGTAGTAGGACGCTTTGTCCCAGAAGAAGATAAAGATAGGACGAATGAGATCACGATAAGCTGCGTAATCTCGATGATGGGCGTAGTAGTGGAAGCAATGCAAGGCTTGGTTCATTGTTTGCTCCTATGATCTTTATAGCTCACATTTCTTTTATTTAGTACTTTGCGTATTTGATTTCTCCATTTGAAAAGGAACAAAGAGCCCAAGACAAACTGACAAGCAGCCGAGAGGATTAGATCTCTATCGTCTTACGTGGGCTAAGGTCATTAGCATTTTATAAGTTTAAAACAAGCTTAGCGAAGCTAATATCACTTCGCCAGAGGCTGGTCAGCTCACACGATCCGGGTTGCGTACCGCTGCACCAATGCAGAATCCGCTGATCGCTGGGGCTTAGTCGGCAGCTCTTTACTTATCTATGTTGGTGTCTGCCGTTGGAGGATAAGGACCGGAGCGAACGGAGCGAATCAAGTGCGAGCGAAGCTCGGGACCGGAGCCACGCGCAGCGAAGCGAGCATGGCGAGGACCCACCACTTGATGAGTGAGTACGCGTAGGTACCCTCCAACAATAAAGGCAGACCACCATGATATGTAATGAGATGACTAACCCCAATGCATCCGCAGTCTGCAAGATCGGTGATGTCGTACTACACTTGGAGCGTGTGAGGTGATCAGCCTACGTAGTTATCAACAATTTATCCGGTGGATGCGAAAGGGATACTCACCCGAAGGGCAAAGACTCTGAAAGAGGCTTTGTTCATGAGTAGCCCGTTCCCGAAGCGTAAGCGAAGGGATTCGCCTATAAGGTATACTTCTAGATATACAATATTTGGTATGTTTCAAAGGATGTATTTTACTATAGAGAGTGTAAGGGCGTATCCTTCGTTGTCTTTATTGGGAGATTGCATAAGAGGTAACATGAGTAATTTCAATGAGATAGGGAAATAAGGTGTATCTTTGGGTGTAATACACCAAGAGAAGAGAGTCCTACCTACCAAAGAGATACTACTATAAGAAATTTCTATATGTGATTTCAAAGAGAAACCTCTCTAGGGGGTATAGAGGGGGTTGAGTTAGTTGTATCTAGGTGAACTTCACCTCAAGATTTTCTAGCAGAAATTCCTCTAATACCCTTTATCTTATGAAACTACTTGACAATACTTTCAAAGGGGTATATCATAAGGTATAGACCTAAGGGTATTCCCTTAGGTAATTACTAAGAGCGTATCCTAAGGGAGTAACATAAGATAAAACTTAAGTTACTCCCTTTTTATTTAGTAGTTTTTAGGTTTCTTAGAACTTAAAGTATCTTAAGAAATCTCCTTAGGTAATTTCATTTCATCCATGTCTTCTTTGCTTCTAGGGCCTAGCCCAAAATTTACTAATAAATTTAGAAACAAAATTAATAATGCTAGACTCCTAAAGGGACTCTTTTACGAACAGACTTTGGCGGACAAGTCAAGTGTTTTATATACGCTCAAAGACATTGACTATCGAGAGTATCCGTCTCTCTACAGGCTCTATATGGAGACTGATGATCCTACGGAATGGGAGGTATCCCAAAAGTACGTAGATGGGTGGGAGCACTGGGAGATGCTCTGTGCCACTTCCTGGTTCAAACCCTACATCGAACGATGGAGAAAGGAGCTGGAGCTCCGAATGAAGTCTAAAGCCCTCCAGCGGATCAAAACCGAAGCCAAGACCACCTCCAAAGAATCCTTCATGGCCAACAGGTACCTCCTGGAGAAGGGCTGGGAGCCCAAGGAGGGCCAAAAGCACGGCAGAGGTAGACCTACCAAGGAAGACATCAAAAAGGCCGCCAGTGAGCTTGCTAGCGCCCAGGAGAGGATCTCTGGGGACTTTGATCGTATTCTTAACCTAAAAGGGCTCCAGTAAATTGATTACCGAACTTGTGGCTATGGTCTTCTGTTCCAGAAACGAAGCACACCACTCCCATTGGAATACCACCTCCTACGCGGAGCACATGGCTCTCAATGACTTTTATGATTCAGTCCTTGAACCTTTAGACGACCTGGTTGAGGATTACCAAGCAGCTTTTGGTCTGATTGGTAAGAAACTCCCAGAGGATGAAAAAGACGAAGAGTCTGCAAAGAACATCCTTTCACGTCTCAAAGACGACATCAAGTGGATTAACAAGAATCGATCCAAGATTTGTAAAAACGTTTCAGCCCTAGAGAACATCCTGGATGAACTCTCAGCTGTTTACCTAAAGACAATCTACAAACTAGAGAATCTACACTAGTGGCTTTTGGAATTTATGACGTAGACGGAAAGGTACGACTAACACAATCCCCTGGGGTTGGTTTTGTTGGTAGGTACGCCCCAGATGGGTCAATGTATTACACTTTGGCTCCTGGGTCTGGTTTCTGTGGGGTTAATGCCCCTGACGGTTCCATCTACGTTGAAGACGCTACTGGTAGTTCAGTAGTTGGTAGGGTAGCCAAAAATGGGGCTCTTCGTGTAACCTCAAACGTAGAGAACAACGGAGCTCTGCGAGTTTCTGGGTTCACCTACATTCCAACTAACTTCGTCTACATCACAACTGATCGTACTTCACAGATAACTGTCTCAGCAACACCTGGTCTTATGACTGGCACGTTGTCCCAACTGGTTAATGGAAACATCTCCGATACCGGTGTATACTTTAATAACGCTCTAGCTGCTGCTGGACGTCAGCTTATTTTCTATTTTAATGGAGCTACAGCCTATATCGATGAGGCCAAGCTTCATACCGTTCTTGGTGTTGGATCAGCTCTAGGTACTTGGAAGTGGCAAGGATCCAACGATGGGTCTACTTGGACAGATATTGGATCGAGTTTTGCGCTCTCCAATCCGTCTACTCCAGTAGTCATGACTAGCCTAAGTGGTAATCTTACTGGTTGGAAGTACTATGCTCTAACTGGTGTGTCTGGTAGCACAAACTCAAGTCCGTGGATTTCAGAGTTTCAGTTTAGACAGGGTTCATAAACTAATTGACTAAGTTTACTTTCAACCGTCTCAGCACTCTTGTAAATGCTCCTGCGGCTATTAACGGTATCATTACGCAGATTGAGAGTGCTCTAGATACTCTTGTTTCCAGAGATGGTGTGTCTCCTAACCAGATGACAGCCAATCTGGATATGAATAACAAGCGTATTTTGAATCTTTCCTCCCCAGCTAGCCAGCTTGAGCCAGCAAGGATGCAAGATGTAAACAATCTTCTTTCCACCTTTTCAGGTACCCCACCTGGTGTTGGGTCTATTCCTGTAGCAGCGATCAGTGGCCTAGCCCCTTCAGCCACCACCGATACAACTAACGCTAGCAATATCTCTTCTGGTGCTCTTCCTATTGGAAGGTACTCTACCCTTTTATCGACTGCCAACACCTGGTCAGGTCTTCAGACAATTGATACTGGTGGTACTACTGACTTCTATTTAAATGGTGGAACTGGATACAGAGCTGGTTTTACATTTCGTGATGCTGGTGTAGATGCATTCCGTTTCGCGAAGACGGCAGCTAACCATTTTCTAGCTAGTGATGTTAAAAACGCTAAGTCAATTATTGACGCCTATCCACTAAATTACACCAGTTTGTATGGACTTGGTGGGTACCTGATCCTTTATTCTGATATCACTGAGATGTCTAGAGTCAACCCTAGTGGTTTAGGTATTACCGCTGGTCAGTACCTTAACTGGAGTGGAACCTATGGTTCGTCCGGGTATGGTTTACGAGACAGCGGTGGTGTAATCCAGTTTAAACATTCAGGTGGCTCGTGGGCACCATTTCTTAATTATGCGTCTTCTGCTCAGTTTCAGGCAAACCTAGCTAATACTGCTGTACAGGTAGACCAGTACTGGGGAGCTATGGTTGAAACCGTCCTCACGTATTCTGCGACTGTTACACCTGACTTTAACACTGGTATTAACTTTGGTGTCACCCTTACTGGTAACGTCACTATAGCTAACCCTACCAATATAAAGGTTGGTCAAACGGGTGTGATCCGTATTCAACAGGATGCTACTGGTACTAGAACACTTGCTTGGGGTAGCTACTTTAAGACTGCGAATGGTGTCGCTAAGACGGGTACAACTACGGCTAATGCTATTGATATTTGGAAATACCATGTTGTCAGCCCTACTTTGATTCTTTTGCAGCCGTTCTTGAACGTGTCGTAGTAAGAATAGAAGAATGGACGAAAGAACACTTGAAACTATCGCCTCTCTAAAAGCCGATAACGCCTCAATCAAAGAAGACCTAAAGGAACTAAAAGAGAACCAAAAACCAATATTGGAATTTATTGCCGAGCAAAAGGCTGGGCGAAAGTTCATCTGGCTTTTCTTTGGTGTTGTTGCGGGAATCACCGCCTTCTTTAAAGATGTAACCAACGCTTTCTATAACCTATTTCACCACTAGTGACTTATGGCAAATCCTAATCGCTCAAAGAAAGACCAAATCCGAGAGCAAGCCGAAACTGACCTAGAGAGTTTTATCAGACTTGTTCACCCCCAACGTGTCCTTGGGTCAGTTCATTCTGAAGTTATAAATTGGTGGACTAGAGGAAATGCTAAAAGTCACCAGCTCCTTCTCCTTCCTCGTGATCACGGGAAGTCAGCTCTAGTGGCTTATCGTGTTGCTTGGGAGATAACTCGTAACCCAGCGATACGTGTTCTTTATATCTCGTCTACTGCTAACCTGGCTCAAAAACAACTTAAGTTTATTAAAGATATCCTTACCTCAGATATTTACACCTTCTACTGGCCAAACATGGTCAACCAAATGGAGGGAATGAGGGAGAAGTGGACTGAGAGCGAATTCGCTGTAGACCACCCACTCCGTAAAGCTGAGGCAGTCCGAGATCCAACTGTTTTCTCTGCTGGACTTACAACCACGATCACAGGTATGCACTGTGATATTGCCGTACTAGATGATGTTGTTGTTTACGAAAATGCTTATACAGAAGACGGACGAGATAAGGTAAAGAGTCAGTACTCTCTACTTTCTTCGATTGAAGGCTCTGATGCTGAAGAGTGGGTGGTTGGCACCAGGTACCACCCGAAGGATCTCTATAACGATCTGTCTTCTATGGCCGTCGATATCTATGATGATGAAGGAGAAATCGTTGATTCTGAACCCTTATATGAAGTCCTTGAGCGGCAAGTTGAGGACATTGGTGATGGAACTGGTCAGTTCCTTTGGCCACGACAACAGCGTTATGACGGTAAGTGGTTTGGTTTTGATGCTAAAATTCTAGCTAAAAAGCGAGCACAGTATCTAGATAGGGTCCAGTTTAGAGCACAGTACTACAATGATCCAAATGATTCCGAGTCTGCTGCTATTTCCCGTGATCTCTTTCAGTATTACGACCAAAAGTTTCTTCATCGAGTGGATGGACGTTGGTTCTTTAAGCACAAGCGGTTAAATGTCTTTGCAGCTGTGGACTTTGCTTTTTCGTTACGTAGGAAAGCTGACTACACAGCCATTGTCGTGGTGGGAGTTGACGCAGACTTCAACTACTATGTTCTTGATATAGAACGTTTCAAAACAGATAAGATTTCAGATTATTTTACCAAGATCCTAAAACTTCACCAGAAGTGGGACTTCAGGAAAATCCGAGCTGAGGTCACTACAGCACAGCAAGTGATCGTTAATGACCTTAAACAGAACTATATACGTCCTCATGGTCTTGCTCTATCAGTTGAGGACTTCAAACCAAATCGACACCAAGGTTCTAAAGAAGAGCGTATTGAAGCCATTCTTCAACCTCGATACAACAATCGACAGGTCTGGCATTATCAAGGAGGTAACTGCCAGATCCTTGAAGAAGAACTAGTTCTAACCAATCCTGCTCATGATGACGTCAAGGACTGCTTGGCTTCTTGTATTGACTCTTGCGTAGCCCCTTCTGGAGTAGCCCTTAGAGGAGCCTCCAACATTCTTCCATTCAACACAAACCAGAGATTCGGAGGCGTAGCCTAACACATGGCAAAAGGTATTAAAGGTTCTAGTGGTGGTCAGTATGATCATGCAGATCTTCCCACGCATCCCTCTTCCAGGACTCCTGGAGATCGTCAGGGTACAACAACCCCAGATAAAGACGGTTATTCTGTAGGAACGTTCACCATTGAACCCTACCATAGAGCTACTGGTGTCTCTGCTGAAGAGGCTATAAAGAAAACTTACGAGCGAGATGACTAAGAAGACTCATCCTAGCTCAGGCAATCTTTCGGACTACACAAAGAACGATCCTAATCCTAACACTCTAATAGCCGCAACTAGTCCGATCGGCGCAATGGGTGAAGGGCGGTCTTTTACAATTAATCCTCGGGGTAGAGCCATTGGCGTGTCCCCAGAACAAGCTGTAGCCACAACTTTTGGCTCTGACCAGGAAGATAATATTCGCTAATGGTTGGTCGTGTATTAGACCTTACTAAGGTTATCTCCGAAGATACCCTTGGTGTTAAGATTTCCCAGTATTACATTCAATGGGATATTTATCGCCAAGAAAAGTTGAGACAGTGGGAAGAACTCAGTCAGTACATCTATGCAACTGATACCCGTAAGACAACTAATTCAACTCTACCTTGGAAGAACACTACAACTGTTCCCAAGCTGTGTCAGATTCGAGACAACCTTTACGCAAACTATATGGCATCCCTTTTTCCCAAGCGCAAGTGGCTTGTGTGGGAAGGAGGTAATGAAGCTTCTCTTGATAAAAAGGAAGCCATCATTAATTATATGTCCTGGGTAATTGATCAGGACCAGTTCAAAAAGGAAATTGCAAAACTAGTTCTTGACTACATCGATATGGGCAACTGTTTTGTCACCGCAGAATGGAAAGACGAAACTCAGCTCCTAGAGGATGGCAAGACCAAAGTTGGTTATGTAGGACCGGTCCCAAGGCGTATCTCAGCTCTGGATACCGTCATGAACCCTACTGGTTCAGACTACACCCAGACTCCTAAGATCATTCGTTCCCTTGTCACCAAGGGTGAAGTCAAAGAGCTGCTTGAGCGTTTCTCTACAGACGATACCCGTCCCCAGTACGAAGAGCTCTGGCAGTACATGAAGAACATCCGCAACCATGCGGCTAACTTCACTGGTGGGCCAGACAAGAACAAGAACGACGCCTATCGTGTGGATGGTTTCACCTCCTACTGGGCATACCTGACTTCTGACTATTGTGAGTTGCTCACCTTCTACGGTGACATCTATGACGATGAAAAGGACGAGTTCCTTCGCAATTATGTTGTTGTAGTCGCTGACCGGCATAAGGTCATCTATAAAGGCCCTAATCCCTCATTCTTTGGCCATCCTCCAATCTACCATTGTGGTTGGAGACCTCGCCAAGATAACCTCTGGGCGATGGGTCCTCTCGATAACTTGGTTGGTATGCAGTACCGCATTGACCACGTTGAGAACCTCAAAGCTGACGTCTTTGATTTAACTGCCTTCCCTCCCCTCAAAATCAAAGGGTATGTGGAAGACTTCAAGTGGGGTCCCTTTGAAAGAATCTTTGTGGGAGATGATGGAGACGTTTCCATTCTCAGTCCAGCTGTTGAAGCCCTCCAGGCAAACAGGGAAAGCGAGGTGCTTGAGAAGCGTATGGAGGAAATGGCTGGTTCCCCTAAGGAGGCTATGGGATTCCGTACCCCTGGGGAAAAGACGGCCTACGAGGTTCAGAGGCTAGAGAACGCAGCTTCTCGTATCTTTGCTAACAAGATTGCTCAGTTTGAAGAGTTCATTCTAGAACCCCTTCTCAATGCGATGCTAGAGCTTGCACGTCGCAATATGTCGCAAGCATCCATTCGCTTTATTGATGATGAATACAAGACGGAGATCTTTCAGACACTCTCCCCAGATGACATTACTGGTACTGGCCGTATTCGTCCTATTGCAGCTAGACATTTTGCTGAGAAGGCAGAACGGGTTCAGAACCTCAACAACTTCTTCAACTCAGCAGTAGGCCAAGATCCCCAAGTGAAGGTTCACTTCTCTGGTATCAAAATGGCCAAGGTATTTGAAGACCTTCTTGAGCTCCAGGACTACGAAATTGTGCAACCGTTTGTCCGTATTTCTGAGCAAGCAGACTCGCAGAGGCTTCTCCAGGCCCACCAGCAACAGGTAGCTATGGAGAATCAAACCCCTGCCGGTATTTCTCCTGATGACTATGACCGAGACATGTTTGGAGAAAAGCCACAAGACATTCAACAGCAACAACCTCTACCACCTAAGTGAGTAAGTCTCTTCCGGTCCATTGGACCAAAAGCATCTCTGATCCTAAGAAAAAGGTAGAGATGGAAGCTATTATCCGTAATAGCGTAGTAGCCCTTTCTCGCCTGTATGACCTTATAGAAGAGAAAGAAATTACCATTAACAACCAAGAGGTCTCCCCTTCGGACTTTGATAGTCCTTCCTGGTCTCATAAAGCAGCATTCAGACTAGGGCAAAAAGCTGCACTTAAGGAAATTCGGAGCCTCCTGGAGTTTATTAAATAGGATAAAGATTGACCGATCTTTTTACCCAGACGAATACCAATAACCCTCCTACCGACACTAATAAGAACTACTTTGAAGAGCTTGTTGGTGAAGGAAAGAAGTTTAAGTCCCAGGAAGACCTTGCCAGGGCAAAGGTTGAATCCGATAGGTTCATCGAACAGTTGAAAGGTGAACTAGGTGGAATTCGACAAGAACTGAATACTCGACTCACGATTGAGCAGATGATGGACAAAATCTCTACTCCCCGAAGTGAGACACCCAATTCCGAATCCGGTAGCCACCAGCCATCCGGTAATGGAGAAGGTGGAGCAAAGCAGATTACGGAAGAAGACATTGCTCGACTTGTCGAACAGCGTCTCTCCCAGGCTGACAAGCTCCGTACTCAGGAAGCTAACTTGAACTTCGTCCGTTCATCTCTTGAAGAGAAGTATGGACCTCAGTTCGCAACCCATCTCAAAGAAGCAGCCTCTACGCTTGGCGTTGGTGAAGAGTTTCTCAACAATCTCGCAAAGGAGCAGCCCAAAGCGTTCCTTAAGCTAATTGAGAATGAGACTCCTAAGCAACCTACTGCCTCTAACACAAATGGCCTCTTTACCCCTCCGCAGGGACGCCAGATGGCTCCTGTAAAGGGTTTCACCCCTACTGGTGATCGTAAGATGTCTTACTACAACGACCTAAAAGCTAAAGACCCTAGTACTTATTGGTCGCCTAGTGTTCAGAACCAGCTCCACCAGGATGCACTTCGTTTGGGAGAAACCTTTTTCGACACCTAATTTAACAAAAGGAATACTAATTTAAATGGCTGGTTTTAGCTATGGTACCAACGAACACCTCGTTCGTTCTAACCTCTGGTCTGCCCAGATCAAGGAGGTTCTTCTCGAAGAGCTCTTTGCCACGAAATACGTGGACATGATCTCTGATTTCCCTGATGGCGATACGTTGAATATCCCGTCTATCGGTCAGGCTGAAGTGCTGGACTACGATGAAGGTCAGGCAATTCGCTACACTGCGATGGATACTGGTAACTTCACGTTCACCATTAACAAGTACAAGTCCTCGGCTACGTACATTACGAACAAGATGAAGCAGGACAGATTCTATATGTCCCGCCTTGTTAGTTCGTTCGCCCGAAGCAGCATCGTGCTATCGCTAAGGCGATGGAAGTTGATGTGCTTGCCTTGGGCAACGCTGGTCAGACTGCCTCTGATCTGAACAACATCAATTCGGCTGCCCACCGTTGGGTGGCTGCTGGCACCAACAATGTCATGGTTCCCCAGGACTTTGCTAAGGCCAAGTATGCCCTCCAGAAGGCCAACGTCCCGATGACCAATTTGGTTGCGATTGTTGATCCTTCGGTTGAGTACGCTTTGGCTACCACGACCAACATCGTGAACCTCTCCAACAACCCGCGTTGGGAAGGTATCGTGCGTGATGGTATGAGCACGGGTATGAAGTTTATTGCTAACATCTATGGCTTTGACGTCTATACCTCGGTCAACCTCCCTCGCTCGATCTCGGAGACGGTCAACTCGCGTTCGGTGACGAATGGTGTTGCTAACTACTTCTTCTCCGCTGCTCCTGATGTTCTGCCGTTCGTCGGTTCGGTTCGCCAGGCCCCGAAGGTTGACTCCGAGTATAACAAGGACCTCCAGCGCGAAGAGTACGTCACGACGTGCCGCTACGGCTACAAGCTGTACCGTCCTGAGAACCTGGTTACGGTTCTGTCTGACGCCTCTCAGGTCTAATTAATACTATAGGAGATAATAACTAATGGGTTGGTATAATTCTGACGGTCTGTACGTCAAGTTCGGTCCTGAAGAGGCTACTGCTGGTACGATTGGTGAGTTCCGTACGCTTGGCTCTACGCGCGAGACGGTTATCACTCTTGACCTGACTACGCTTACCTCTTCGGACGCCATTCTTAACTACTCGACGTTCCTCCCGAAGGACGCCTTCATTGAAGCAGTAGAACTTGAGACGCTCGTCTCTGCCACCTCTGGTGGTTCGGCTACCCTTTCTGTGGGCCTCTATAAGTCGGACACGACCACGGCTATTTCGGCCACGGGTCTTGTTTCGGCTTTGGCTGTTGCTACGTTTGGTAACGCTGGTAATCGTACCACGCTTACGCTTGGCTAGACGGGTGCTGGTGCAAAGATTGGCTCGACTCCGGGTTTCCCGGCGCTGATCTCTGCCAAGTACGGTACGGCCGCCTTCACTGCTGGCAAGCTCTCGATCCGCGTTCGCTGGTCGAAGGGTAGCGTCTAACAAAAAGGAGGGGCTATAAAAGGCCCCTCCCCTCTTTAGAGGACTAATGGCTAAACTTCCTAAACAGTCTGAATGTCTAAAACTTTTTGGTAATCCATCTATCTCTGGTTGGGGTGCTAAGAATCTCGTACGAGTTCCAGTACCTTGGGTAATGAGTATGGGTGATATACCAATTAAGTCTATCCAGATTAACAAAGTTGCTGCAAATAGCCTCTCTTCGGTTCTTACTAAGATTTGGGATCGTTGTGGGCATACTCAATCTAAGATCCATGCTGCGGGTTGTGACTGTTTCTCAGGCTCATTTGCAGTACGAATGATCCGAGGTGGCTCTCATCCATCAATGCACAGTTATGCTTTAGCTATCGATATTGACGCCCCTCATAACCCTCTAGCGGCTCCTGCTTCTAAGACCAACTTTAAGTCTGATAGTCTTGTCGTAAAGACATTCAAAGAAGAAGGTTGGATCTGGGGTGGAGACTGGACAGGTCGTAGAGATGCAATGCATTTCCAGTATGCAACAGTAGGATAAAATTATGAATAAGATTCTTGAACTTCTAAATGGTAAGAAGACCTATATTGTGATTGCACTTGCTATGGTCACTGCTGGTCTTCAGGCTTATGGTATCGTAATCCCTGAATGGGTTTACGCTCTTGAAGCTGCAGCCGGTGTTGGTACCCTTCGGGTTGCAATCTCCAAGGGTGAGTAATGTTAACCTGGGCGAAGCTAGCTTTAGTTATCGCCCAGCTTCTCAGCCAGCTTCTAACTTGGCTTCGTGAAAACGAACTAATCAAACAAGGCGAGGCAAAGGTAATTGCAGACATCCTGGCTCAGCAAGCTGCGGCACTCTCCGAGGCTGACAAAGTACGCAAACAACTTGATGATGGTTTTACTCGGGACCCTTCTAGCGTCTTGCGTCACGACAAGTATGAGCGTACCAAAAGTAAGTAACCTCTGTACTGAGATCTTTAAACCCATTGGTTGGGACCAGAAAGACACCAGAGATACCATTATAGAAATAAAAAAGCACAACGCAATCTGGGATAAGTTAAGTGCCTCGCAGCCTCATTGAACTTGTACAAGATATTCTGTCCTCAATGGACTCTGATGAGGTTAACTCGGTTGGAGACACGATTGAGGCTCAACAAGTAGCTAACATCGTTAAGAATTGTTACTACGACATTCTAACTGAAATCGAGCTTCCTGACGAGTATACTCTCTTTAGTCTGGACGCTTCTACTGATCCTGGTGAGCCTGTCGTTATGGGTTTACCCGATAACATTGAAAACGTTGATTGGATCAAGTACAATAAAATAGACCCATCTGTTAGTAACTACCAACAGTTTGAACGTATTACTTATCTTCCGATTGACGAGTTTCTTCGTATTGTTCAGTCTTATGTAACAACTGAAACGAATATCGGATCTTTTGTATTTCCTACTGAAGGAGCTACAGTAGACCTTCTCTACTATACAGACCGTGCTCCTGAGTACTACACAACCTTTGACAATAGAAAGGTTGTTTTTAACGCTTTAAACACCGACTTCGATGTTACTTTGCAGAGTTCAAAGACACTTTGCTACGGTAAGAAGACACCTGCTTTTGAAGTTTCAGATGGCTTTATCCCCTTCAAAGACAGCAAGTACGAGTCACTTCTTTTTAATATGTCTAAGGCTACAGCTTTTGCAGAACTGAAACAAACGGTTCACGCAAAAGCTGAAAAAGCGGAACGCCGAGCTAGGATTAAGACCCAATCCTCAAAGCACTCCGTTGAACATGAGTGGCCTTGGTATAATCAGATTCAAGGATACGGACGGAGAAAATAGCCCATAATGAACTTTGACGAATTTACTGGAGACAAAGACCTTTCCACCGACCGGAAGTTTGTTCTCGATAAGAACACTCTTCATGTACGTAGAACAGATCCTTACGGTTTTTGGCATTGCGCCTATGAAAGAGGTTCAGTTCCAGAAGAACTAAAAGGCAGCTATACCTCCTTTGACGAAGCTAAGAAAGCAGTAGAGAACTACCTAGCTAAGACAAAGAAGGAAGTCAAAACAATCGAAGTCAATTAATTAAAGTTGAATAATGCCCAGAGCTATTAAAGTTTCAGTTGAACACAACTTCATCAATGGTTTAATTACAGAAGCTACTGGTCTCAACTTCCCTGAGAACGCTTGTACTGAAACTAATAACTGTGTCTTCCACCCAAAAGGTGACGTTTACCGACGCCTTGGGGTTGACTACGAACCTAGCTCTTCTCTAAAACTCATTGACCGTGCAGGCAACACGGTAAATACCTTTCTTTGGCAGAATGCTGCTGGTTTGGCTGACACACACATCGTTGTCCTCCAGGCCGGTAGCATTCTGTATTTTTATCTAGTCTCAAACACTGCTCCAGTATCTGCTGGGGCATTTGCTAGTGTGGTGGATATCTCTACGTTTGCTACTGGTAGCCCGACACTTAGCCCCCTCAGTGAGTGTCAATTCTCCTATGGCCAGGGGTATCTATTTGTAGTTCATCCTAACTGTACGCCATTCTACGTCTCCTATAACTCCAGTCTTGGTACATTCTCTGGTACGGCTATCAATATGAAAGTCCGTGATATGAAGGGTATCGTGGATGAACTTGGCACTAACTGGGACACCCGACCAACTACTTTAACGAATGAACATAAATATAATCTATTTAACCAAGGTTGGGGCATTACTCCTGAAGGTTGGGATCTAGTCAACTATTGGAAGAATGGCTACGCCGGCTTTAATGCCTACTTTAAAAGTGCTGCTAAGGCTAACTATCCATCAAATGCTGACGTCTTTTGGCTCTTCCGAGATCCAAATAAGATTATTGACTTTGCCCTTAATACTGTCAATCTAAGAGGTAATACCCCAGCTCCTAAGGGGCACTATGTCTACGATGCTTTTAACATCGACAGATCAACGGTATCAGGTATTACTGGTATTCCCGTAGTATCTTCTGGAGGTATTAGACCTAAGTCCACTGCTTTCTTTGCAGGACGTGTGTGGTATGCTGGTGTAGACGCTAATGGGTTCGCAACAACCATTTACTACTCTCAGATCGCAAAAGACCCTCTTTACTTCGGTCTTTGTCACCAACAGAATGATCCGACCAATGAGTACCTCTTTGACCTCCTAGCCACTGATGGTGGAACGATTGACATCCTCGATGTTGGTTCAATCGTCAAGCTTGTAGTTATCCAGACCTCCCTTCTGGTTTTTTCTACGAATGGCGTATGGGCGATTACCGGAAACCAAGGTCTTGGCTTTTCTCCAAATGACTTTAGTATCAGAAAAGTTACCTCGATCCCAGCTCTCACTGGTTCATCTTTCGTAGATATTGATGGTCTTCCCATGTGGTGGAATAACGACGGTATCTACGCGATTACCTCGGTAAACCAAGCTGGTGCTGCCCAGGTGGAATCCATTTCAGAAAGAACGATTAAGCAATTCTTTTCTACGATTCCTGTAGAGAATAAAAAGTATGTAAAAGGCGCTTATAACGTAATCACGAAACAGGTACAATGGATTTATAGGGCTGTTCCAATAACCACGGTTGCCCATAAATATGAGTTTAACTCGGCACTAATCTACAATACTTCTTCTAAAGCATTCTACAACTGGTCCTTTCCAAACCAAGAAGTTAAAATTAATGGTCTAGTTACAATTAGGGGGCCGTCTACCTCACTTACTGATGTTTATACCTATGATACAAACGGGAATCCTGTACTAGATGATAATGGAGAGCCCATTGTAAGCCGCTCTAATGTTACTGCTCTAACCGCCTCTGTCTTCAAATATGTGGTTTCTTCAAACTCTGGTGGACAGTACAATACGACTTTTGCAGAAACACTGGATACGTCTTACTTCGACTTTAAGACTTTTGACAGTGTGGGTAAAGACTACGAGAGTTCATTCACAACTGGGTATAAAGTTCCAACTGGGACTTTAGCTACTTTCCAAGATAATTATATCTCCATCGTCCTTGGAAATAAAGACCAGTCAACGATTAAGCTTCAATCTGTATGGGATTACGGAACCTCTATTGCTTCCGGTAGATATGGGGCTACCCAGCTTATCGAATTTGATGAGCAGAAACGAGCCTACCGAGTAAGAAAGCTAAAGGTTAGAGGTACAGGAAAAGCTCTTCAACTTCGGTTTAAGTCTGTCACTGGAAAACCGTTTAACCTTGCTGGTTGGACTAGGTTTGAAACTCAGAACAAATCTCCTTGATAACTCTTAAGATAGCAGATAAAGACGATTACTCCACTGTACTGGAGTTTAGTCTTAAGTTCCTAAAGGAGTCTCCTTATAGAGACCTCCCTTATGATATAGCTAAGATCGATTCTTTTATTCGTCTCTTTTTAGAAGGAGACAAAAATGAAAGGATATGTATCTTAGCTTTATCTAAAGATACACCTATAGGTATCATAGCTGGCCATCTCTCTCAGGCTCTTTTCTCTTCCGAGCTAGTAGCTGCCGAGGTGATGTGGTGGATAGCCCCCGAGTTCAGAGGCCGTTCTAAGGCCGCTCTGGAGCTCCTGGGGGCCTTTGAGCACTGGGCCAGCATGGAGGGTAGCTCCTTTATACAGATGCAGTCCCTTGGGGCTCTAAATGGATCTAAAGTGGGTTCCCTCCTGGAACGCTTTGGGTACGAACCAAAAGAAGTGTCTTACTTGAAAGAAATAGTTTAATGGCTGCCCTTTCTACTCTTATAACCGGTTTGGGGACTGCTGGCGGCCTCATGTCTGGTTTGCTTGGTCGCAGTGGCGGAGGTAACAACTCCAACATAGCTATGATCTCCATGATGGAAAACGCTGTTCGTATGCAGCAAGTCCGTCTGGATGCAGAACGACGCAGGCGTGATGTCATCCGTCAGTCCCAGGTAGCTACAGCTCAAGCAGAGAATAACGCTGCTAACGCCGGTGCTTCTAATACTTCAGCTCTTGCTGGAGCTACTGCTTCAATTTCTGACCAAGCTACTGTGAACCTCCAAGGTATTAACCAGAACGAGCAGTTGGCTGAACAGCTCTATGCTCTTGAAGGAGCCCGAGGTAAGGCCCTTTGGGATAACTCCCAGTCTCAGGCTCGTACAGCTGGCCGTATGTCTTTGATTAATGCTTTTGCCAAATCGGCTGGAGGTATTGGAAAGATTGCTGACTTCGGTTGGGGCAAGCTTGGTGGCTTCTTTGACGGAACAGATAACGGCGGCTGGACACAGTCAAACGATATTTACCAGGTTGGTGGTAACGCTTAAGTATGCCTACTGAATCTCAAGTTACTAAAACTCCAGAAGAGCTAGACGCCTCTTCTTTGACGTTTGGAGGAATGGTCCCAGCTGAAAAGCCTCTGGCTATTGATGGGGCTATCTCTCTTGAAGAGACTGCTCCAGAGCAGCAGAAGCTTTCCATCATTGACAAAGGGGATCGTCCAGCTGTTCTAGGTGAGGCTAATGACCAGCGCACGGCTAAGGTTCTTTTTGCTCTAGGAGATAAAGCTCCTGGAGCTGAAATTGTTTCTAACTCACTAGCTACTGGTCAAGAGGCAAGCCTTCGTGAGTCTGTTGCAGCTCAAAAAGACGCCGAGGATCAGGCAAACAAAATTAGTGTAATTAAACAAGCTGCTTCTGATGGCTCGCTAAACACGTGGGATCCAAAGTTAGTTGAACAGATCATTCGTAGCCAGCCTAAGAATGACCCTGCAACTATCTTTGAGAAGGCCTACGCAAAGTCCTTCATCAGTATGGTTCCCAGTCTTGGAAACCCAGCCGAATCTGTTCTTACAGAAGCGATCAAACACGACCTTGAGCACGTTGCTACGATGTCTGAGATTGCTGAAACTCTTACTACCAAACAGGAGATTGCTAAATCTGCTGCTGAGGACTTTGCTGCTCAAGCAAAAGAGCAAAGCTGGGGTGGATGGTTTGTAGACAAAGCCAAGACTTTTGCTTCATTCGGTATCTACGATTGGTACAAGACCTATGGTAACGTTACACCCGTTGATGGAATTCTAAAGGGTAATAACTGGGCTGAACAGATCCAATACCTCTACACCCTTCCCCCTAGCCAGATGCACAAAGAGCTGAGAGGCGCTCTTGATAAAATCAGTGCTGACAACCCAAGCCTTGCTTCGGAGTTTGCAGCTGCTGTTGTCTCCTTTTCAGGTACCGAACAGTTTC